TCGCCCTGTAACATTATTTTGGATGCAGGTTTAGTAGTGTGAATAACGTCATCACCAGCCACGTAGTGCTGACAAGCAAAGCAATAACTGTGACCATCAGAGTAAAGAGAATTTGCATCAGAGGATCCACAGTTGTCGCAAGGTTCATGCATTACGAACTCAGATGAGCCAGTCAAGGGGGATGTTGTGGAAGGCTGTCCATGGTATTTCATGGCGTTCGCACCATTTAGCGTAGGTCGTTTTACTTTGTTTACTAATCTTGTTAAAGGGTGCTTGAAAGACCATACGCAAATCAATCTCAGGATGTTGTTCCTTTACGTTCTTGATCTTACGTCTGTCCTCAGCTTCCCAATAACCTTTGCACTCTAAATAGACACCATTTGGTAATAGGAAATCAGGTGTGTAGATATGCTGGATGACGTATGGAACCTTAGTAGATTCATATTCATACTTGACACCCAGCTCGCACATTAGATCAGCAACTCGTTCTTCAAGTCCTGATCGAAATGCCATCAGAAATCCTCGTCTACTTTAGGAGTTACATTAGGGTCAGCAGTAACAAAACCTTTGGTCTTACCAAATAGTTCAGCAGCTGCTTCAGGTTCCATGTCACCGGTATCAATACCAGCAGCATTATTCAGAGACACAACTTGTACAGCTAGCAGCTTCAAGCTACTGCCATACGTGACTCCGTCCTTGAGAATATAGGGTTGTTGATAGAAAGCTAGTTTAACCTGGCTTCCAGCATACAAAGGAATCTCTTCATCGACAATAGGTGTACCCTCAGTATCAACTACTGGAGGACGCTTCTGTTCATTCCAAGAGAACTTTACTTTGTATTGACCAGTGGCAACTTCTTCCCATGGTTCAGGCTTTTGAACACTACGCTTAGGGTTCTTTAGTTTGGAGTCATACCAGTCAGAGTATCCAGCACGCTCAGAGTCAAGACGTTCGGCAATAGCCTGGTCGACAATAGCAGATAAAGAATACCCAAACTTAGAGGGTTTCATCACGGCTTGATAGCCGTCAAGTGTAACAGGTTGTTCAGTAACGTAGGTGGTACGAGGCATAAGTGTGAATTAGTTAGAAGTTAGCAGAGGGGTGGTAGGAACAGAGAGCACATTTTGACGTGCCATGTTTCTCAGTGATTTACTTTGGTTGCAGTTGTGGAACAAACCTTTAATATCTGGATGCTCGCACAACTCAGGAGCAATTCTGTATTTGTAGGCAACAGCTGATGCTTCAAGGTTGTAGAGGCGGTTGTATATTGTTCTATGATCAAGACCCTTTTCAAGGTAATGAATGACAATAAGTTCAGTCTGCTCAATCAGATGCTGCTGGTCGCTAACGACCCAACCACCTTTCTTAGAGTGAGGATCATAAGCATAAACCATTGTATCCTTTTTCAACAAGCCTTGCCTTTCAAGATACTTACCGGTCTGACCGTTGTTGGCTTTTTTCAGACCATGTGCAGTAGATACACCTTTAGTAAGTGTATACAGCGTCGATAACCCGTATTTCACTTCCTGAACTTCCACTGCTGTAATCGCTGGGCGACTCAAATTTGTCAGCCACGATTTGGCTTGATTTGTAATTAAAGTCAGCAGAGAGTTTCTCGATTTTTTTTCCGAGCTGTTCAAGGAAGTGCGGGTCATTGTGGGTGAATGTTTTGGTGGTTAGGTTTTTAATTTGACGATCAAGAGTGTGAATTGTATTTAACAATGCATCAGCCTCTTTGCGTGCTGCCTCTAGATCTTTTGTAGAGTTATCTTGGGTTAAGGCATTGATTTGTTCGCGCAACTTGTCGCGATCATTCATCGCAATCCTTCCCTCAATAGCCTCTTTAGCAAGGCGTTCATTCTCTTCTCGAAGATCACGAATTTCTGTTGCCTTGATCTCCCTGTCAGGGTCCTCTTTGATGATCTCTTTGATCACCTCGCGGACTTCAGGCTCAGCCTTGGCGTACTCAAGAGCAGCGTGCCGAGTTGGTAGAGCTTGTGACAGTTGGGGAGCGTCACTGTGTCCACTGGACACATCCGTTAGCTCAAGCTTTCGAGCTTCACCTAACAACTGTCTACCAGCATCAGAAGTCAGAGAGACCTCCCGATACCAGGCTTCCATGTTGCGACCACTGTTGTATTCAGCAGCCACGGCTTGACGCTTCATGTGGCGTCCATGTTTCTCAACTGAATCACCAAGGCGATACCAGTCGGCAGTGTCAGCAGCCGTCGGTTTAACCGGCAACTGCTGGGTAGATTTAATTAAGTCAGTCATTAACAAAAGAAGTAAGTGCTTTCGATAACGGATTCCGGTTCAAGGTCTCCAATAATCGGAGGAGGAGTTTCAGCCCCTATTTGAGCAGCAAAGTCTGCAAGGTAGTCATGTTCTGCAAAGAGGTGTAAGTATGTTTCACGGATGATACTGTTGAGACATCCCATGTCAGTTGCACGACACAATACAGAGTCGTGGATAAGACCAATGGGAGCATCGAACCTGATTGCAGATAGGTGGAGAAGTGACGCATCAAGAGAATGAATAAGGTTGGGTGCTGTTGCGTTTTTGTGGTGAGACTTGTCGACCTCATCTGTGTAATCAACTGCGACCTTGATTTTACAACGACCCAAGAGTTTTAATTCAAGACTCTCAAACCTTTGTTTCATCAGACGTTGTGTAACAGTGAAACCAGATGGTGTTGTCCAAGTAAGTTCAGTAAGACCACGTTCAATAGCTTTACCAACTTCTTTCTCGATCCAATCCATAACAGCCATAGGACCAGGAACGACATCATTCATAGAATCTCTAACTGCTTTAACAGTTTTAGTTAGATCGTCTTTGTCAATCTCTATTCCTTTATCTTTGAGTGCGTCCCTGATGTAACCACGGTTAGAGAAGGGCTTTGCATTGTAAGGAACAGTCA